GTACGAATCAACTCGCGGCTCTTAAAATTGACGGTAAACAATGCATGCGCATGGCAAAACCAGAACTTGTGGATCTCGCAAAGAAATTGGGTGTTTTGAATGTTTCCGCTTCCACAAAGAAACAGGAGATTTGTGACAAAATTAAGAAGATCTCGGGGGTGAAGAGTGCCACTTTCCGTAACACCCAAAAGAAGAAGATTGTTGCCCTCGTTGGATCGGGTAACAACTTCAAGGTTGGACGCGCTACTTGTACAGGATACAGCAAGACTGAACTTCTCCGAGTTGCCGGCATCCTCAAGATTAAACTTGATTCCAAAGAGACAAAGGCCACACTCTGTAAGAAGATTGAAAATGCGCGCAACGCCATGCTTGCCCCCAAACCTAAACCAAAGACACCACCACCTTCTCGTAAAGAAGTCGCTCAAAAGAAGAGAAATGTAAAGAAGGAACGGGTCATCAAAAAGAGAGGTCTCAATGAAAACTCAATCCGAAAGGATATTATAAAGCTCTATGGCAAACGATGGATGGATCGTTACAAGAATGTGATGCCTTCCCTCAATAATGATGTCAAAGAAATGAAAATGCGCCTCAATAGATTGAAGATGGGTAACAAACAGGGTATTCCATTTAAGAAAGATGTGGATCTTGTGAAGAAAAGGCTTGTAAATAGATGGAAGAATGACAGAGGACGCAACCTTGAAAAGAAGGTTATCATGAACCAAGTTAATGTTAAGGGTGTTCCCCAAAAGCTTGTCACTCAATACAGAAGTGCCGCGACAAACTTCATTATGACTAAGGGACCAACAGCGAAACAACTTGAGAACTACAAGAAAACTTGGATAAACTTAAGGAATAAGTCACAAAGATAATTAAATATGGGATCAATTGAAGAACAACTGATTGGACGCCTTGAATTGGGTAAGGAGAGATATGGCCACGGTGTGATTGTCAATTCCGATACTCGTGAATGGGGAACACCTGAAAACTCTTGGATCAACATGTGCCAAGAAGAGCTTTTAGATGCAGTGATATACATTGTGGCTGATTACATTAGAAAGGGGAGAGAAAGTGAAAAGTTGATGTGTGAACTTGAACTTGACTTCAAAGTTGATGAAAAGTTTGCTAATGCACCTGATCCAGTGAAACATCTATTGGAATTGCATGATGAAGATGATAACGCACTCATCATGCACATCGTGAAGAATTACAACAAAATTGAGAGCCCCAAGCATCACATGCTTGTGTGGAACCTTCTCAACATGTTACTTGTGTGTTCACAGTTTTAGCAATACAATGAGTATCCAAGAGATTTGAGACCATAACCTTCATCAGTTGCTGCAGTTCTCGCTGAGGCAACAGGTGTCTTTGCATTCCACTTTGCTATAACTTCGGCATCCGTTGTAGCTGTACACGCCTCTTCGGCACCCATACCACCTCCACCATAACCCGCGTACCCAGCATCATTAATTGCGTAACTACAGGTGTTACCACTCTTTGTAATATCAAACTGAACCATTTTACAGTGTTGATCCGTTTTGCGCATCGCGATGTATTTTTTCTCGGTAGGAGAAGAGGTTAAAGTGTGGAAAGTGTGTGACATACCAGCTGCGGTAGCTTCTTCACTGGAAATTGGAACTGAGGAATTGATCCAAGTACCCCACCAAGTAGCTTTTTCTGGTTTGAAATCGTCAATACTTGAGCATGTGAATGAACCCGTTTGGGAGTCGAAAGACTTATCACTTTCACAGGGAGGTGCTGCGGGTCCCGGTCCTGTGGACGAGAGGGTGTCATCATCACCACCCATCATGAGCATGGCTGCTGAACTAGAAGAACAACATGTCATCAAGCCAAGTAGACCAATTATGGCAACCTGGGACATCTTTTATATTACGTGTTAACATTTAATTTTCATATTCACAGTTTTAGTTGGTTCGGCTATTTGTTTGAGATGAATCGTGTGATACACGAAATTATAGCGTGGAAATAGATCCTTTATTAAATTAGAAACTGAAGTTCCCTCAACAACGTATGGAATCCCCGAACAAACCGAATTTCGTTCAATCTGGAGAAGACGATCCTCCAATTGCACGAACTTTTTCAAATCTTCCGCACTGACACCTTCTTTTCGCATGAGAAGGTACATCTCCTTAGACATACCATAACTTAAATGAAAATTTTTAGAACCGGCAATTTCATACGAATTTGTTGTTTTTTCATATATAAGGGCAAATGCCACAAGGGCGAGAAATACGTATCGTAACATCTTAATTATTACACAGGAATTAATTTGGACAAATCATTCACTTTATAAACTGTGTTGAAAAAGTCATTTAAATTTGAAACATTTTTGGGATCAATGATTTCAAATTCAATCTGATATGAACATTCTTCCTCAGAATCCATATCAACATTGTCACCCGACGAGATTGTCATATCTATACTTAAATTCTTACGGATGAAAGAGTGGCGTGTTTTAGTCCGCTTCCTGTCCATTTCATACTGTCCCCAGGTTGGTATTTCTCTTGAAATACTAAACCTCATATCAGTTGGCTCTCCAGTAAAATCTGTCTTTACGGCGTTTATTTTTTGAACCATGGTCTGTTCACCCGTCTCTTCATTCGCTGTGATGCGAATACCATTTTTATCATTGTAAAAAATATCACACGTTGAATTTTTTACATCTTCCCAACCACTATATTTTCTGAGACCTTCGAGTACTCGTTCGAAAACATCCTTACCAACATTTGTATCAAAAAACGTTCCGTTATATTTTCCTAGACGAATCTCAACTTCAATATGTTCTTCATCTTTGTGGCTCTCAAAGACGGGGAACACTTTGTCAACGATAGATTTGATGTCGTGCATTGTTGCTTACAATGTTAATGTGCGTCATCTTCTTAAGTGTTTTTTGTACAAAAAATGTAATGAAAGGTTTAAGAAACAACGGGAACACATGTTATTTTAACACATCGTTGCAATGTCTTTTGTCTATTCCCATCCTTTCAAATTATTTAATAGATAATCCGTATTCAGGAGAATGTGAATTTACAAAGTTATATTCACAACTGGTGAATGTATATTGGAATAAATCACAAAAAGGTTTCGTTAACGCACACCCACTTTTGTGTGCATTTCAAAAACATTTTCCACGGTTTGTGACTGGTGAACAACATGATGTACAGGAAGCATTTCTGTGCATCATAGATATTTTAGAAAGGGAAATACCAGAAATAAAACAGTGGTTCTACGGGAAAAAAGCCCAAGAAGTTATATGGCCGTCCGGAAAGACGCGTGTAGAAGAAGATTTTTGTGTACACATCGTAAACTCGGCGAGCAAGGACATGGGTGAAATGCTTAATAAAAGTACATCGTGGAATGTATTAGAAAATTTTGAAGATAATGATGGAAAAGTACATAACATCGCAACAACACGCATGGTATTTTCAAAACTTCCAAAAATTTTATTAATTTCGTTTGATACGAAGAGTTATTTCAAAGTGATCGAAAAATTACATTTGGATAACTTTGAATATAATTTGATCTCAAGTGCGATTCACGTGGGTGTCCAACATGATGGTCATTACGTTAGTTTTGTGAAACACAGGGGTTTATGGCATTACATAAATGACGAGTTTATTCGCGAACAACCTCTTCCTAATGAGGCTGGTCACTACGTTCTGGTCTACAATCTAAAAACTCCTTCATCTGGATATCCTCTCTAATATTTTTGATCGTGTTGTAAAATGTCCGTCTATTGTTGGGATGTGTTTTATCGCGGCGACGCTTTAGGGGTTTCCACCATAATGGACCATCTTCCCACGTTATATACATACACTCAACAATCGCACCATCTTCAAACCATGGTTCGTCCATGCGACTTATTGGAAATTCACTCTCATAAAATAGCTTACCTTTCTCTTGCACAAACAATTTCCACACGGGAACACCTGGTTTACCGACGCCATCAAAACTTCTACCCCTTTTCATCGAGAAGTCTACTGTGTTCTTTTCTCTAGGTTTCCACTTGAACATAGTTTCATGTGTTCCAAGGCGCATTGGTTCATTTACCGGTGTGAACACGAGACCATCAACTTTTTGTTCCACTTTGGGTAAGTACTCATACATGAATAACTCATAATCACACATTCTATGAAAAGTTTTCATTTTGAGACGATACTTATCAAATGTCATTTGAATAGTTGAGTTTATGAGATTGGTAGCAACCGCAAGTCTATCATATAAATTCATATGACCGACAGGTTCACCACTAATAAGAAGAGCGTCGTAAACAAATAATGCATTTTCATAAAGTTCCCCATCCATAATTGTACCCTCGTACGCCTTTTTGGGTAAATTTAATTGAACCGGAAGTACTTTGAATGCACGATTCACAAACACACATTTACGTTTGCCTTCGTATGTTAAAGCAACAAACATGTGCCTCTCGCCGTCCGTTTTCTCACAAACAACGTATTCATTGTTTTTGAGAACAGGGAAATGACTGTATTCGATAGACACAGGTTGAGGACCCGGGAAATAATCCCGACTTCCCCAAACCTTGTGAATATAATTTACGACGTATTCTTCGAAGGACATACCTTAAATAACAATTTAAACTTTAACTCGTTTTAACACCCGCTGCGTTCAAAATATTACTTACACATTCATGTGTGTAAGTCATCGTCAACTTAGATGCTGTAAACGCATATAACTTCACCCCCTTTTCTTTAAATTTTTCAAGAATTTTCGGGTGAATACTCCAATTTCCAGTTTTCTTATCTTTGATTGATTTAATGACACTTTTACAATTTGTAAACCAAACTCGCGCATCCGTGCTTACAACACTGTAGATGTCTTCAGAAATCTTCTTACCGACATCCGTGTCAAAGTGAAGACCCATTTGTTCAATTGGCTCGGTAGAATTTTCGTTTATTTTATCTCTGAAAAGATCCCAATCGACACCCTCTTTTACACCTGGGAAAACCATGCAACCAATATTTTCATGTGGTTGAAACATTTGATTGAGCGATCCATCGTCTAGACCGATACCAAAGTCAATAAATATGAGTCTGTCGTGTGTTTTCATATATTTTTCAACAACTTGTGCCTTTTTGTAAGGGTTGTCGTCAACAAAAACAATTTCGTTCTTGTAATTACTCTGCACGCACTTCATGTTTAATCGTAGAATTGCGTGTAGTGTTTTTACGTGACATGACTTAGATCGCGTAACGATGATTGTCGCTAGATTCATATGTTATTAAAAGTTTCTAAGCCTTAAGCCTTTCATTGAGACAACCAGAAAATGGCAAATTCCCCACGTGGCCGAGCGTTGTATTTATATCCGCCCATATTTTCCCGTCCATTTTTTGCCATCTTCGACAGAAGGCGTAATCTTCGGAAAGATATCTCTTGTTATCTGGATCTATCATACAATCAAAAACCGCATGGTAAAAATCAAAATCTCTGTTCTGGTGATCATTGCGGCAGTTTAATTCTGGATACTCCTTTTCCATGCGTTCAAATACTTCTCTCTTGATGCACATAAATCCAGTTGGACCATCTAAAATTTCTATAAAACCGTTGACGACCGGCCTATTTACAGCCCCAAAATTGATCACAAGACTTGAAGATAGCATGGACATGTTACGTTCATCACCACCCTTCACAGCATTCGCTGCCTGATCCCACATCACAACCTTTTTCGGATAGCATGCGACACTCACATCATGACCAGATCGTACGAGACGCAAAACCGCGTGTGGATCAAAGTGTACATCCGCATCAATGAACATAAAATAATCACAATCACTTTTTTGCATAAAACGTCCCACGGCAACATTTCGGGCGCGATGCACAAGTGATTCGTTTTCCGTGGTATCGATGTATAATTGAACATTCTCTTTCATTAAAAGAATTTGCAATTTTATTATACTCATTACATACTTATCTAAACAGAGACCTCCATAACATGGAGTTGCGAGGAATAACTTTGTCACCATTTACTTATAACAACCCTTTAACCTCTAAGTGCTTTTTTATAATGTTTTCTATTTTGTTTAGTGTTGGTACAGAGACCGAACATTTTTCACACACTTGCGCCTTTGTAATATTGGGACTAAGTACTATGAAAATAATTGCCGAAGCTACGCTGTTTGGTGTTTTACTCATAAGTTCTACACAGTCATCAGTTGATGAACACATTTTATTACAGTTGTACCGCTCTTCACGCGATACTTCAAATGAGTTGAGAAGTCTCTGCATGACATCATACGCTTTTGTTACGTAGTTTTTCTCGGTCACACCCATTATCGTGTCCTTAAATATTTGTGTTGTTCGACTAATGTCTTTGGATTGAATTCCAAACATGTCGGCAATCTCTCGCGTCGTCCGAGGGAACTTTGCGAGACGACACGCGTATAAAACACAGTTTGCTTTAATACCAAGTCTTACCGCTCCCCGGGTCAATTTCTCGTTGTTAAATTTACAGTATAGCATTTTTGCATCCTTAAGGACTGCGTCTGGTAATGTATCACATGCTTCATCGATATCTCGATACGCATGAAATAATGATCGATCTTTGTGGTTCATGGACATATGGAAATTAATTTTTGCCATCCGTTTGTTTTCGTACGTGGACGAACGTTGTGTGGAAATAATGGTACCCTTACCCCAGTTCTGTGAAAACAACTCGGGGTTTGCATTTGGATTTCCACATCTCGCGGGATCATTAACACGCCCGTCATCGGTGATCCCACTCGTCCACTCCGCACTGTCATCAACGAAGTTGTCTTCGATGAGACCACATTCTGAACAGGTAGGAAGACCTTCGGGTGAAATAATCTTCACACCTGAACATTCACGGCAAAAATTTGTATTTACTGGCTTTTGTTCGGGTTCTTTTTGTAATAGTTGATCTATATCAGACCATATAGCTGCCAGCATATTGGTATGAGTTTGATAGATCTTTTTTAGATTTTGGAATTACGCACCGAAACTTAGGTTATCGGCGTGCGCTTTTGCGAGTGCTTCAATAGCATCAACAGTTTCTTTAAAACTTCTCGCGCCTGGGGATCTTGGCTCCCATGCATTCCATTCCTTGTCTATGGTTTTATAGTCAGAAGGTGGAATGACTTCCCCGTCTATATGATCATCAGGTACAATGAAGTCGTTCATTTCTGAATCACTCTCATCCTCGTCATAAATTTCAGAGTCAGAATCTTCGATATCAATTTCGGAATAAAACGCAAACATGTTTTCACCGAGGGACTTCATCTCGAGATCTTCAAATGTAGTACCACGTGGGTAATGTTCCATCACACTTTCATATGGAGCTGGACTCATCTCACCGTCATCCAACTTATAGACACACGCGGACTTATATATGAGCTCAGTAGGGTTTAGATACCGAACTCCAAGGACCAGGCCAGTATTCATTCCCACAACACTGAACATTTCATCTTCTACATCATCTTCGTTTACTAACAGCTTTACTATGTCATTTTCGATTATTTCTGATGGCACAATCATGCTTAGAGTTTTCGCTCAAAAAATTATCAACGATAATACTACAGATGAAAATCACAATTTATTCGAAGGAAGGATGTCAATACTGCGAACACGCCGTCACACTGTGTGAATCCGAGGGGATGGATTATGAAAAAGTTATGATTGAGAAAGAGGATCTCAAAAAGTTGTGTGACGGTAGACTTGACTCTTACCCTCAAATATTTAGTGACGGACGTCGCATCGGAAACTATTTTGAATTTCAAGAGTGGGTTGAGGAGGAGTACGAACCTCTCCTAGCCCCCACACTAAACAGATTTACTGTGTTCCCCCTGAAGTATCCACACCTCTGGGAACTCTATAAGAAGGCTCAAATGAGTAATTGGACTGCTGAAGAGGTAGATCTCTCAAAGGATTTGGACGATTGGAAGACTCTAAATGAAAATGAAAAGAAATTCATAAAATACATCCTGGCATTCTTTGCTGGGTCCGATGGAATTGTTTTTGAGAATATCAATAATAACTTTGCTGATGAGGTGCAATCCTCTGAAGCGAGATCTTTCTATGCGTATCAGTGTCATAATGAAATGGTGCATGGGGAGACATACAGTAAACTCATAGACAAGTATATTAAGGATGGTGCTGAGAAGAAGCAGCTCTTTGAAGCCATCCAAACAGTTCCGTGTATTCAAAAGAAAGCGGATTGGGCTATGAAGTGGTTCGATACAAAGTCGCGTTCCTTTGCTGAGCGACTCTTCGCATTTGCGTGTGTTGAGGGTATCTTCTTCTCTGGTTCCTTCTGCGCTATTTATTGGCTCAAGAAGCGAGGTCTCATGCCAGGTCTCTGCTTCTCCAACGAGCTTATCTCTCGTGACGAGGGACTCCACCAAGAGTTTGCGGTGGAACTTTTCAAATTATTGCGTATTAAACCAACGACTGAGACTATTCATTCTATTGTTAAGGAAGCCGTTGAGATTGAGAAAGGATTCATATTGGATGCCCTTCCATGCGCTCTCATCGGTATGAATTCTGAAAAGATGTCCGAATATATTGAGTATGTATCTGATAGATTGTTGAAGCAGATCGGGGTGCCTCCAATTTGGAACTCCAAGAATCCATTTGACTTCATGGAGAACATTAGCCTCGACGGGAAGACAAACTTCTTCGAAAAGAGGGTTGGTGACTATGGCAAGATGGACGACACTTCAGATGAAATTGGTTTTGATGAAGACTTTTAAAGATTAGACACAAATATCTAGTAAGCACGCATGCACGCAATTCTACAATCAGTGGTTGGCGGACCCGGACCTCTGATTGTCGAATCTAATGGTCAAATATTTATCGAAAATTGCTGGACTATTTCCGATAAACATGTGAATAATATCTATGAAAAAATCAAAAATAATGACATTTTAAAAATCGAACAAACGACCGATCGTTCGTTTGTTGTACTTACAAGGAAGGTCCGGTAATATCAAGAGAACCCAAAACAACACCAGAATCCATGAGTCCTGGTTCCTCCATTCCTGGTTCTGGAACTATATCGGCCATTCGCTTAGGTTGAACGATGTAAGCATCATCTTCTTCCTCTTCAACAATTGGAAGTGGTGGTGCGTCACTCTTGACATTCATCATACCCCACACGACGAGGATGAACACAAGGGAGTGTACAAGAAGACCCATGGTTGATGGACAACCGTTGGGAGTCGCGATGCGTGGACCGAGGACTCGCCTGACGAGTCGGAAAGTTTCTGGATTCGCGATGATGAAAAAGGTGAGACCAGAAATGAGGGAAGTCACAAACTTCTCCTGTTGCTTCTGACCATTACACCCACAGCCGCAGTCTTTAAAAAGACCCATGATTATGTTTACTTTAGTCACACAAAAAAAATGACTTAAAGTCTAGCATCCCAGTAGATATATAATACCCACTACAAATGTCGCTTGCTATCCAACGATCCTCTGAATTTTCTGCCTCTTCTGTAGGCTTTTCAAAACTCCGTAAGAATAAGAATGGCGGTAAGACCGTCTACTTGAACGGTGGCGACAACAAAAAACTCTACCTTCAACTCCCATTCATGCGTTCCCCATATGGACTCAGTGCGTTCACTGACGAAGGCACTGGACGCACTACTTATTCTCTTGACCTCAGCTTTGACTCTGATAATGCTGAAGCGATGGACCTTCATGACAAGTTGAAGGAGCTTGATGAACTCATCGTCAACACTGTCGCCGAGAACTCCAAGGAATGGCTCGGTAAGGAGTTCAATGTCGCGGTTCTCCGTGAAGCTCTCTACAAGCCAATTGTGCGCCCAGGTAAGGAGCCATATCCATCTACCCTCAAGCTTAAGATTGCCACTAAGCCGGATGGTACTTTCGTCCCAGAAGCTTACAGTATGCAAAAGGAGGCTGTCCCCCTTGACAGTGTTGAGAAGGGACAAAAGGCTATGGCTATTGTTGATGTCAGTTCCATTTGGTTCATTGACAACAAGTTTGGTGTGACGATCCGTCTTCAACAAGCTCTCCTTGAGCAATCCACCAAGCTCCCATCCTTTGCTTTCCAAGGTCTTGACCTCCCAGAAGAGGATGAGGTTGATGAAGAAGAAGAGGAAGTTGAAGTAGACGAAGAATAAATAATTAAATTGTAATCAAATAATTCCTCAAATTTGATATGAAACTTATGAATCAAGTTACATATGAAGTTATTCTCTCAAGAAGAATTAAGATAGATGTTGTCATACCTAAGTAATCTATATTTCAGTAGATATCGTAACAGAATGAATTTCATTGAGAATCAAAGGGATCTTACAGAAGTTATCAGGGATGGAGATGCTATCACTCTCATGAAAATGGAATGTGAGATTGTAGAATATGTGGATTATGTAATGCTTAATGAAGGGGATCAGGAAGAATACCTAACTTTTCTGATTGCACAACATCCAGACCATAATGAAGCGTATCATATGTACCAAGCTTTTAGAAAGGTGTGTAGAAAAGAGTCACAATATCACTGGCATGAAATTATGAAGGTTATGGGTCGTTCAGTCATGTGTGGTGCTGTCGTGAGTCAGAACTTAAAAGTGCTTGAACAAGCCATGTTTCATATGGATGAGAAAGAATTAGAAGATCTACTTTATGAGATTGACGTCCCGGAGGTTTCAAAATGGTACGATGAAAAATTTGTTAGTATGTAATAAGTATGGTGAAACTCGCGGACCTCGTCCACATCGCCAACAACGCCAAGACCAGTTCTCAGAAGAACGCGGTCGGTGAAGAAGTTAAGAAATTGATAAGGGGGCAAAAGGCGTGCTACCCAGAACAACAATTTTTTACAAAGATTCAAATGACACCACTCAAGATTAACAAGGCTACCCGACTCAGAGTAATCGGCAAAGGTACGTACGGTACTGTCTTCTATGGATGTCTCGATGACAAATGTAAAACACAAGTTGCCATCAAAGTCACGACAGAACCAAGTGCCCGAATGGAGTATCGCATCGCGGAAAAGTTGAGAGGTATGGGGGTGCCTCGCATGTATCACTTCAAATCGTGTGATCGCGATGATGTTCTTTATTTTGAATACATTGAGGGTGAACCCCTCGAAAAATGGATCAAAAGGAGTCAATCACCCGAAGATTATCGTCAAGTGATTTCTCAACTCATCACAAACTTGAAAGCAATTCACGAAAAGTATCCAAAGTTTAGACACCATGATCTTCATTGGAACAACATTCTCGTATTGAAGGGTAACAAACCCATTATGATTGATTTTGGTATGTCCACGATCGAAGGTATTAGAAACCCAAATGTCGTGAGTGGTGAGTTTAAGAATTCTGGTATTTACTCTGGATCGCATCAAATGTATGACGCACACTACATTCTTAACATCATATACAATTACACAAAATCTGTGCCAGTGCGTCATTTCATGGAAGACCTCTTTTCACGACAATATCTTCTTAGATCATCACCTGTTACCAAAGATTTCCGTCTCCGCCCTCTAAAACACACAGGTCTTCCAACCTATGTCCAAATCTTGAAACACCCATTCCTTCAAGCTAAGAAGAAGATTGCCATTCTCAGAAAGATTATCCCAAAAAAGACTGTGGCACTCAAACCCAAAACACCCGCGAAACCTGCCACTATGAGCGCCATTCGTCGTGCGAGGGCTGTTCTTCAAAAGGAAGCTGAAAAGAAGAAGCTTCCACCAAAGAGACCTGGTATTGCCAAACGCAAACCATCCGTGATGTCACAAGTTCGTGAAATTGAAAAGAAGATTGCGGTTAACAAACCAAAAATATTCATCAACAAGAATGGTGATCTCAAAATTGATCGGCGTAAGTGTCGTCTCTACAAGAAGGAAGAATTAGTCAAAATGTTCAAATTAGATTCAAACTTAACCAAAGAACAAATGTGTAAATTCATAAAAAATATGTAATCGTATAGTATAAAATATGTGGCTTCTTGCTCTCCTCATCCTCATTGATCTTTTGATTCTCTCCCAAACAGGAAAGCGACGCCTTGATGTTACCGTCAGTGCGTCAGTTTCAAATGGAGAACAGTGGACTATTTACGGGACCATGGGCTGTGGTTGGACTCGTAAACAGTTGGAGTACATGAAAAAGGCTGATAAGCCATTCAAGTTTGTTGACTGTGAAAAAGAAGGTTGTTCAGGCATGGAAGCCTTCCCAACTCTTGTTAGCCCCAATGGGGAAAAGATCGTGGGTTACAGTGAGATTTAAGCACGGATAATGCTCAAAGAGAGAGCGAGGATGAAAGCATCAAGCATGGTAGAAATTGGCTTGAGAACGGTAATGTGCTTCACAAGGGATCGGTTCCACGCGAAACGGAGAACGAAGGTCGCGATAAGAACGTTAAGAATGAAGAGGAGAAGCTCGGTGAGCATGTCCGACTTGGTTTGAGACTTGGCGACACGGTCGAGGACTTGCATTTTAATGTGTAACAATATTTTTTTCTACATACACTACAAATGAAGGACCTCCCTCTCAGTGGGTCTGAAAGAAAATTCACCAACAAACGTTGGGGAACTTCTACTGGTATAGGCAATAACAATTGTTATGCATATGCCGTGGGCGACTATGAAGCGTATAGATTTCAAAAATCTATTCCAGGTGATCGCTCGGGTCTTTCCAATAGAAACCACAACTATACACACTGTACGGGTCTCCCAAAGCGCGTTATTTCGGATAACCCCGCAAAGATATATCGTGTCAAACCCAATGAAAAGTGTAAAAAGGGGTACTATAAGGTGATGATGTTTGTGTGTCCTGGAAGACCGACAAACTATATTCGTCAAGGAGACTTCCACTTCTATGTTCAACACGGTGTCGTAGAATACCGTGTTAAGCCAGGTGATACACAGGAATCTGTCGCCAAATTCTTCAAAATACCTTTGTCGAGAGTCAAGCGTGCTGGTAAGTTTATACCAAATAAGAGAATCGTTTTTAGAGCCAATGTCTTCAGCCACAAGCGGGGGTGGGCCACGGGTCCACTTCTGGTTGATGCATCTGGTAAACCCATTAAGGATCCTCGTAAAGCGGATAGGAACTACCCTGGACTAAACTATGACAAGTACTGTAGCTCATTCTGCGTCAAGGACAAGGGAATCAAGGTCGGAAAGACTCATCCCAAGGTCAGACAGAAGACTGTCTAAATCTAATGTATTTTCAACATCAAAAGACATATCAAATATATCCATTATATTGAAAATGGCTTCACTCTGCAATGACACAGCGTTCGACTGCGCTGTGTAATTGTTCTGAACCGTCACAGTCACCTTAAACTGTGAAACATCAAATACTTTTCTACAAAGTGGACAGGTGTTCTTACCTTTACCTTTCCATTCCTCTAGACAGTGGGAATGAAACATATGCCCACATCTGATCGGAGAATTGGTCCTCGTCGATCTGACGTCATTGAGACATATGGCACATTGTGACATTCTAGAGTATGGGTTTAAAGTTTTTATTAAAATTTACCTCACCTAATAAATCTTGGACATGTCGGTGATTTGATCACACGAATCACACTTACCCCTGGATTGTTCGGGCAACTTGTTAAGAAGTTCTGGACCATTTTTTTGGAGAAGTTGGCGGTAGCTGTAGTTATCCTCGAAAGTGATACCATTTTGCTTCATAATATAGTTATTAGTAAGTTGGGCTGAGGAGTTCATGGTAAAGCATCGACCATCGGCCATTCCAAGTCGTTGAGACATTTTTATTACAATATAATTAGAAATTAATTTGTCGGTTGGTGATTGTTTGAATCCACGAACTGAAACCCTTCTTTCTAAGAAATTCAACCATAGGTTCGCATTTATGCCCCAAGAACACATTAAATATATCCTTTTCTTCTGTTGGCGACACACGGATTTGGGAATCATTATTAATGTGTTGATTAATAATGTTATATGCAAAAGCAATCTCTTTGAGTGTCTCCGCCCCAGTGATGATTATTTTGCCAGTGGAAAAAATACTTGTGGTGATTTCTTTCATATCTTGAGCTGGTTGAAATTTAATCTTTACTGCACTGTATCTATCCGGTTCAAAAGAAACTTTGAAGACATCTGGGTGATTCTCAAAGTGCTGGGCCACTCGCATGAGATTGATGTTGTAGTTGAGACTGAAGTTTGAGTTGATCATAACCACCCGAAAAGAATCTATCGGCATTTCAGTTTCGAGTCCCAAAAAAGTCTTGAAAATATAAGTCAGTTGTGTAATGATTCGCTTACAATCGAAAAGATCGCAACAACCTGCAACTTGGATAGAGCCATTTGGGAAAACTTTGACAGATTTGGTACTGTAAGTATCATGATAAGTAAGTGTAACTTGATTGTAAAAAGTTGTGGGCTTTAATTTCCACACAAAACCACCATCACCTTTGGTGTTTGTACGTTTCAATTTAAATGTTTCCAGATTCTCAAAAATATGGCGAAGTTTTTTAATGTCAATATTCTGGATAAAGCTTGAAACCATTGTAATCGTTGTAATCTTTATCCAAGAAGGTCTCGTTTCTTCTGGAAGCTCATTTCTAAACTCATCAACTGTGAGAATGTAGGAAAAACTGTTGTTGGCTATTGCCGAATACATATATGTAGCAGGTTCCTCGTTTTTGTTTGATTTTGACTGGGTTGAAGTTGACTTAGGCACTAACTCCATGTATTTGTTGGAAATGTGAGAGTGTAAGTATCAGCTACAGTAGTAATAGCTGGTGTCTCTTTAATAACAGTGGTACCATCAGCACCAAGGATGACTACTTTAATACCAACGGCTCTATTTTTACAACAAGAAGTTCGGTTAGTGATGATAAGCTTTTTAATTTCTTTCACCGAACCAAGATCAACTGTCATAGAATCGTATTCACTTGGAGTTCTACCAAGGGTGTGAGCAAAATTGGTTTTATCACCATCGGTAAGATTTGACCATAAATGAGGAGCTGGATATTGTGAGCTACCCGTAACAGACTTGGAAGCCGCTAAGTTAGTGCCACTCACGTCAAACACTTCAAGTTCGGCGAGGTTTATGATTTTATTTTTATCATCAACATTACCCTCCGCACTCTCATCATAAGCAACTGTATGCTCCAATTTCACATAGCGACCTTTTGGTGGACCGCTTGGAGGAGCTGGTCCCGTAGAACCCATCGTCGTACTGGTGATTTTCTCACCACCCATCATAGTCGTTGCTACGCTTGAAGAAAGGCAACAGACACTGAGAAGACCAACACCCGCAAGCATCGATACAACTGACATATTTGTTATACTTTACTTAGAGATTTAATTTGTTTCTATTGCAAATGACATCATTCATTAAGACGGCTAAAGCTGTCTATGATGTTGAGTCTGAACTTGATTATGTTGAAATTGTTCACGAACGATTTGTGAGAGGCAAAGGTTATATGACCTACATTGATTACATAAATACAAAACCCCTCGCCGATTGGGTTGTTCTTACATCTAAAACACAATCAATTCCATATGAAAAGTTCCTAGACACCATGTGCGAAAAGACCCTCGAAGTTCGCCAAAAGATGGCAGAACTTGCCGTCGAGAACATTATCGCGGATAGACAAAACATTCATACATATATTCGGGTAGCGCACGCGAGCAAAATTCTAGATCCCACATTCCAGCCACCTTGGATTAACATTAAGAGTGCTTGGCAAAGGGAGTTTATTAAAAAGTTTTGTGAAGATACCCTATTGGATCTCATTCAAAGAACGCAAGATGAATCTCGTCTCGAGTACTTCTTTAGCGTCGTGCATAATATAGAATTGTAAAAAATACAATAAGAATTATTATCCATCCAGTGAGTGAAAACACTGGCTTGTTTGCGACACCAATACGTACATATTTGTTCGTACTATCCTTATTGACAAAACCGGTATCTATATTTCTTCGTGGATGAAGTGGTCTAGATAAAGGACATTCATCTGCGCCCTCCTTACATAAAGAATAGTCACAAAACACACTCCGTGTTGGTTCTGGTATACCAGGTTCATCACGCGTCACAGAGAAGTCGGCAAAATCACCCGTCTGCCCCACACCCCCTGGAAGGGAGAATTCGCGCGAGACAAATGGGTTGATGTCATCGATCGCATCTTCATCTTTGAGCATAAATTTACTCATAATTAATATTATCGAAGATTATATTTTTTAGTCTTCATTTTGCATTTATGTTCTTCCCACATCTTATCAAGATCTACATCTAACATATGTGCCAATTGAAACAAATAACTAAAAACATCACCCATTTCCATCATAACATCCGTACCCCTCTCCTTTTTTAGTCCCGTTTTCTTGAAGGTTCTCTTGTATTGACGAATAGCTGACGCGAGTTCTCCAAATTCTTCTGTAAGTAAAAGCCACACTGTGTCAACTGCAGCACGATCCCATCCCTTTGACTTACACACTTTTTCAGTTTCAGTTTTGTAGTAGTTTAAACTCATCTTATCTTGTTAACGATTCAAAACTTTAATTGATACCAATCTTGTTATTCTTCTCGATCTTATTACCATAAGTACTCGTGTTTTGGGGAAGATCCAGGGGAGCGCTGATAGTGTCAATTTCCTTAATGTATGCCATGTATTGGGAAACACCTGTTTTTATCTGTGTCAAGGCACTCTCAATGACACGCGCATTCATACTTCGCACCTGATCATTTATATTTGCGTGGTGATCACCAGCGTTATTGATGAAGACAACTCTCATAATACCATAAAGATCATCTGGGTTTTGACGGTCAATAGCAATACCGGTTTTGTTCTTGAAGGCTTGACGGATTCCACGCTGGAGGATATTTTGGTTGAACTCGGAAAAAAATAGGGTGTTGAGTGGAGTCTCACACTGCTTGAGAGAGTCGAGGTGGAGGTTGTCACACATTTAATATACCCTCGGAAAAAAAACTTTGTAAATACTAAATGTTGAACATCGCTGACTTCGATGAGACATACAACGGAAAACCCACAAATGTTGAACAAATCCCATGCCAACCCCCAGCCTGCTTCGTTGGGTCATACGCCCCAATCACTAAGCCTGGTGAACTGGGGGCATTTAATGTCAACACCTATCTTCTCCAGCCCGACCGAAAGATGGAAGTTGTCGGCACTGTCCCAGTGAGAAGTGGTGATTTGGGAAAGTGTCGCAAGTAAGTTAAAAATAAAACAAGTTGTTTAATTAGTAAACAGTCATGAGAGTCACAAAGCGCTCCGGTCGTATTGAAGACATGAAATTTGACAATGTCACCAATAGGATCAAAAAACTAACATATGGACTCTCTGAAAATTGTGATTCGTCTAAAGTTGCCCAGCAGGTGTTTTCATCTATGTACGACGGCAT